ATGAACCCCGCCGCAGCACTTGAAACTGCCCTACAGCAGGCAAGCGACACCGCAAACGCAGCACTTGAAGCCGCCAAGGCCGCTCGCATCGAACTCGAGAAGTTCTTCGGCACTGAAGCCGGCCGCAAATTCCCCTTGAACGCTCAGGGTGAAATGCTCCGCGCCGCGGCCAACACGTACAACGCGGCCCGCACTGCTGCCAACGAGGCACAGGACGCCCTATTCGTTTTCAAGCACCCGGACGCCGACTAGCTACGGCCTCAGCGTCTAAATTTTCAAGACTGTCGAACTATTCAGCCGGCCCCGGGGAAACTCGGGGCCCCACCGAAAGGACCCAGACATGGCCCTGAACAGCACGCCCCGCCAAACCTCCGAGCTGATCAAGCTTCAGCCGGACTACAACCACAACGGCCGCGGACCGATCCCCTACCCGTTCTGGATCCACCCGGAATCCGGCGACGTCGCCCGCCAAGAGTTTTGGAAAGGCAGCCCGGCCCGGCTGCTTGGATTTACCAGCGGCACCGATATTTTCGAGGTCGAGCTCACTGCCGCCGAGTACGCCCAGGACCCGGGCCGGGCCACCGGCATGTTCCCCGTGTTCGTGGATGAGGACAGCGAGATTTACACCTACACAGTCCCAACCCGCGCCCCCAGTGCCTAACCGCCATGGAAACAGTCACCACATGGGCCGGCTTCACCCTTGACGAACTGCTCGACAGCTTGGAAAACACACTCCGCGCCAAAATCGCGGCCACCACATTCCACGACATGCAACAGCACCACCGGCGAGCGCAGCTTATCCGCGAAGAACTCCACAGCCGCTGCCAGTAGCAGCACCACCGGCCCCGGGACGGACTCGGGGCCCAACCGAAAGGACACGCAATGAGCCAGACAGCCCGACTATGGGAAATTGACCACCCGTACTACTGCCAAGAGGGCAACTTCTACAAGAACGGGATGCACGAGCCATTCGATTCGTGGGACAGTTTCGCGCAGCCCTTCACCCTAGCGAACCCCGGCCATGAAACCGGGAATATGCTTTATGACTTTGACGACGACTTGAATTTTCTCTACCGGTGGGACTGGATCCGCCCGGACCCGGACGACTACAAATACGAGCGCGAAGAAAACCCCGACTTCCAAATGCCCGGCGACGTCCTCAACTTGTTTTTCATGGCGCAGCGCAAGGCCCGCTGCTTCAGCGCCTCCGTTGAAGTCACCGAAGCGGACGAGCCCGCGGTCCGCGCATGGCTCGCCAAAAAGGCCGAGCATATGCGCAAAGTGTGGGAACCGCTGCTGGATCCGAAGGGGAACAACGATGGCTAAGCACGCACGCGCCGAATCGCCACTCGAACGGGCCGACCGCCTCATCGAAGAACTCAGGGGCACCGGGAGCGCCGAAGGGCTGCACCGGGCCGACTGCATTTACCCGAATTTGCAGCCGCTCAGGATCCCACGGCAGCATCACCCGGACAACCTTGCCTATTGCGTCCGCATCATCGACGACGTCGCCGACACAGTCCGGATCCTCACCTATGACGCGGCGTCCTATTGGTCCGCTGCCAACCCGCCGATGCAGGGCATCACCTTCCACGACAGTGCCGCCAGCACCCGCCACCCCATGGCAGCGCCGGCACTGCCCCAACACATGCTTTTCAGCCGTCACCTATACCCGAACCGTCTAAATTTCGCGGACACCGCCTAAAGGAGAACCAATGAACGCAAATACCAACCCGCTCCTGCTGGCCATAGCGCACCAGCTGCAAGTGGCAAACCTGCTCACGCTAGAGCAGATGAAAACCAACATCACCGACAAGAACGCGCTGCGCCGCATAGCCAAGGAAATGGACCGGCTGCCCAAGCTCCAGAACAAGCTGATCGAAGATGAGGCCGCAGCGGCCGGCCTGCCGAAGGACTGGGGGCAAGAGCTACGCGGCGTCAGCCCGAACACCGCGCGCGCCGCCGCAGGACTGCCAGCCTACTCGGGGCACGCGCTGGCCATCGACCCGGGAATCTACGGCCGCAACCTCCGCGCCTTCACCCTTGAAATGCTGCACAGCGAGGTGGACCAGCTGCGCCGCAAAGCCGACAACACCGCCGCACGCGAAGCACTGCACGCCGTCCAAAACATTCTGGACCGCCACATCAACGCCAACATCGCGGAAGGCAACAACGCAGCCGCCAAGGCCCCGGCCCCGGTCCCCGCCCGCGAGTCCTACCGGGACCCGGACCTATCCGACAAGTGGCTCGCTGAAGCCGAATGGAGGGCCCGGCACGACCGCACCAGAAAATACCGCATTCACGACAACCAGCTCATCACCGAACGCCTAGTTGCCGAGGTCCGCCGCCTCAACGAAATGCTAGGCCGATGAACCGCCGGACACCCATGGACGGCAACTACGGCCCCCGAACCTCCGAAGAAATCCACCTATTCAACAAATCCGACAACTACCGCGCCGGCTACTACGCCGGCAAATGGCAACGACCAACCAAGGACGAAAACGAATACGCGCTCGCCGTGGCCAACTTGACCGGCGGGGCCTACTTGGATGGCTTCACCATGGGACGGCGAGCGCATAAGCACGGAATCAAACGACCAACACGAAAGGCGAAACGATGAGCAAAGAGATGAGCGAAGAGATTTGGATCCGGATCCCCGAACCGCTGCCACTGCTAGGGCAGGGGTCCCCGATTTTCCGTCGCGTTAGCTATGACGAGCAGGACCGCGTGATCCTCACCCGGGCCGAGCACGAGGGCCTGCTGCGCCTCGCAAAATACCGCAAGGGCCGCGACGAGCTGGCACCGAAGGAACCTAAGCCGGACATGACCACCGCCAGCGCGCAGGCCGAAACAGAAGAGGACAAAGACAAATGAGCCAGCAACCACTACCGGGCAACCCAGACGCCGCGAAGGCCGCCGAGCTGCTGAAGGCTGCGAAGGTTACCAGCGGCCCAGAACGGCAGCAGGCAGCAGCGCAGCAGGCCACAGCGGCCGCCCTGCTGGCCGTGGCATACGAGATACGCCGGGCCGGCGCGACAGGACTCGGGGTAATGCTGCCCAACGCCGACGCAGATGAATCCGGCCCATGCGGGGCCGATTGCATGGATGAATACGGGTTCCCCGAGACGTGCCAGCAGCCGAAGGGCCACGACGGCAAACACCGCCCGGACCCGGATGATCCGCGCTGCAATAAGCCGATCACGATTTGCCTCGACGCAGGCGAACACGACCCGGTATGCCGCTGCCAGCTAGCAGCAAGCCACGACGGCCCGCACTTCAGCGGCCAAGGATCGAAACGGGGCAAACGATGATCCGCCTCGTAATGATCGAGTCCCCCTACGCCGGTGACGTTGAAGCCAACACCGAGTACGCCCGCCAATGCGTCGCGGACAGCCTCAGCCGAGGCGAGGCCCCGTTAGCGGCTCATCTGCTCTACACGCAGCCGGGGGTATTGGACGACACCAAACCGGCCGAACGTGCGCAGGGTATCGAGGCCGGCCTAGTTTGGGGGGCCGCTGCACACCTCACGGCCGTTTACATCGACCGAGGTATCACACAAGGGATGCGCGAAGGGATCCGGCGAGCGCGTGCTGAAGGCCGGCGCGTTGAGCACCGCCGGCTGGACTCTGGGGTGGGGGCACTATGAGCAGCGCCGAAACTGTCACCACGTACCGGGCCGGGGACCGGGCAGGCCTCACACTCGGGGACCTACTCCAGTTCGCGCAGCAGGCCATAGACGCCGGCGCGGACCCCCGGGAAGTCGTCAGAGTGATGGTCGGATGGAAGGGGCAGGCCCTAGCGATCACCACAGGGCCCCGCCACCCGTTCCTATGACGCTCCGACCAGTCCCCCAGCCGGCGGACATGCCGCCGAGCTGGGACGGGGTCCCGGTGAAGTGGTCCGAGTGGTCCGAGGTCCGCACCACGCTGGCACTACATGCCAAGCCGGAACAGTTGGCTTGCAGGGAATGCGGGGCCGTGGACGAGTCCCTAGTGTGTTTCGGCACGCGGCCGCCGCCAGAAGGGGCCACGGAATTGGTGCCGGTCCAGAGGCGGACGCGCAGCGGGAAACCCTACCAAGTTGTGGAGGTCAACCCGGCTTGGCCCGTGCGCGACCTATGGGCCTACCGGTGCCGTCATTGTGGCCACGATCAAGTGGAGGATAAGCGGACCGGGGAATTGTGGGATTTGGGCCCGGAGGACTACACGGCCGAGGGATCCACCCCAGCGGACACGCTTTTCTAAGGGTTAGGGCCGTCAGAATTTCCGTTCTGACGGCCCTATTTACCGTCTACAAAAACTAGACAAGAGGGGTAAAATCGACTAAACTTGAAGTATGAAGAAAGGGGGAAGATGCAATATGCAGACGTAATCGCAACGCTGGCCTTGGTTCTAGGAATCATCCAGACCATCAACGGATGGCAGGCCAGAAAGGGAAACGGAAAACACCGTAAGGAGTGACGAACCCCGGGAGGAATTTTGAAATGTTGTACGCATCTCAAACCCTCCCGGGGGTCACCCCAATATTACCAACGAAAGGCACACCATGAACAAGCCCGCCAACCTGCTAATCGGGTACGCCGTCGTCGTCCTCATCGTCGCGGCCGCCAACCTCATGCACCCCCACCCGCTCTATTGGGGAGCTTGGGCAGTCCTCGCAGTTCTCGGGGTCCTCAACGTCATTAGCTACCGACGCGCCACCCGATAGTCACCCAACCGGCCAAGTATCCAGCTGGCCGCCGCCCCACCTCGCCCGATAGACTCGGGGGCAAACCCGGAAGGACCCGAAGATGAAACGCGCCACCGCCCTAATCGCCGCGCTCAGCGTCGCGCTCGTCGCCGCCCTAGCGCTCGCCCTCAACACACTGAAGCCCGTCGAGCTCGACCTCACGGCGCAGCCCGTCGCGGCCGCTGAAGCCAAAGCACCGGCCCCGGCGCACGACGTCCAAGACGTCGCCGCGGTGGATCCTTCCCCGCTGCCGTACTCGGAAACGCTCACCACGGCCTCGGGGCCGCAGGCTTGGGCAGACCAGAAAGTAACCCAATTTCTCAATGGTCAGGGGGCCCGCAGCTTCAGCGCTCTTAAAGGACAGGCGGCCGGTAACATCACCGCGTGGAGCGCCCCTAAAGTTGGCCACCTAGTTCTTGAAGTCAGCGGCGAATCTTGGGCTTGGGACGATGACCTTCTCTATGTTGCGCAGTTGTTCATGTCGTCCGTTGGCTACGAATCGGACGAACTTATCGACGTGAAGGTGGTAGCGCCGGACAGCGGGGCCTCCGGGACCTATGGCCGCGCGGACATGACCAACGCCAACCCTTGGACCGCCTAAAAGTTTTTGAGCACGAAAAAAGGCCCCGCTTGATCGCAATGATCAAGCGGGGCTTTTCGTTACTCAGTCAGCGACTAGCGCTTCTGGTTCAGGAAGGTCTGCAACTTGGCGACGTAGTTAGAAGTCGGGAAGTAGGACGCCTTGGCCAGATTGCCGCTGTAATAGTGCTTGGTTCCGTCCTTTTCAGTAACAACGAAGCTCCAATTAACATACTTGTCAAGGGTGCGGCGCATGGCGTCCACGGTGTCCTTGCCGATGACGCCGTCGATGCCGTAGGCGTAAGTACCCTCAGCGCGCAGCCACTTCTGGATCGCGGTGCGGGTACCGTGCCCCTCCTTGCCGTCCAGCAGGTAGTTGCTTGGGTACCAGCCGCGACGCTGCGCGAAGTACTGGAATGCGCGGATGGTTTCCGGGCCCCACAGGCCGTCAACCTTTACAGCGGTGCTTGGGTAAGCCATTTTCATTCTCTCGTTTCTGCCCGTTTTGGGCATAGAAAAAGCCCCGGTCGGATGACTCGGGGCAACGACGCCGCCAGCAGCTCAGCTAGCGGCGTCGAAATCTAAAAGGTTGCCGGACTAGTTGCCGGCGTCCGGACGACTCGGGACCGGGGCAATGCCGGCCGACAGTCGGAAATGCTCAAGCCAGCGATTCACCGCCGGAATGGCCATAATCTTGGCCAACGCGCTGGCGATACCGGACACGACGACGGCCGCACCGAGCAGCCACGCGCGCAGCGCCGGCGGCAAGGAGTCCCCCAGCTCGCTGGACAGGATGCCCAGCACCTCCGGAAGGATGAAAACCAGCCCGATCAGGGCCGGGATGAACGTCTGCCAGAAGGTACGCGCAGCGGCCCGGCCGGGCTGCTGCACCTGCGTCGGCTCCGTGTTGTCAATCTGTCGCATGTCGTGCCCCTTTACTTTTTGCCCAGAAACTGAATCTGGTGGTTCAAATATTTCTTTTCGGCCTTGACCGTCAGGGCCCCGCGGTCACCATCAGCGACCCCGTTATAGAAGCGCTTGCCGTCGCCGTCGCGGCGATCGAACAAGAAACGCTGCAGCGCCCGCACCGAGGCCGGACCCATGACGCCGTCGTGAAGGTACTTGTTGAAGTCGTAGTACGGCAGCCCGGTGCGCGGATCCTTGAACCCGTTCAACCACTTCTGGAAGTTCTTCCCGAGGTCCTCATCGTCATGTTCCAGACGTTCCAGCAAGTCCACCCACGCGTTGTGCCATTCCTTGGTCTTGTCCCCGGTCACCTTGATCGGCGCAGCGGGCCAGACCTTGGGCGCGGCACTCGGTGCCGGCTTAGGCTTTGGGGCCGGCTTAGGCTTTGGGGCCGGCTTGGGCTTGGATGCGGCGGCCTTGCGGCGCGCGTGTTCGGCGTTGACGTCTTTCACCAGATCGTCCAGCTTGTCGGCATAGCGGCCCGGGCAGGCGGTGGCCTTCCAGTCCTGGTGCAGGAAGTACTTCAGCGACCCGTGTTCTTCCTCCAGGTCCGCGCAAACCTCGACCAGCGTCCGCCAGTCGCCGTCGCTCATCTCAGGCCGGCACTCAATGCCGATGGTTCGCCCGTTGCCTTCACCGTTTCCGGCGTGCCAAGTGGCGCGGGAATCCTTTTCGAGCCGAGTGCAAAGTCCGGCGGACACCACCAGATGCGCGCTGGAACCGTCGTTGTCAGTGCCGCCGGCCGCGCCGCGCAGCCAACCGACCACGTTTTTGTGCTTCTGGCCGTCGCTGCCCCAGTGGTGGATCGTGATCCCGTCAGGCTTGGAATCGAAGCCGTAGAATGCGCGGCTGCTGCTGTTGCTTGTCTGCTTATATTCGTACTTGTAGTTGCTCATTTTTCCTCCTCATTCGGTGTTTTCGGATCCAGCGGCCGGGACTTTTTCCCGGCCCCTTGGCCCCATTCCTTGTAGAGCGTCGCCAGCATTTCCAGCTGCGGCGCGGACGCCTCCACATGCTCTTCAAGCCGGTCGCGGATCCCGTCCACGTCGTCGCGCAAATTCGTTTCGTGATCGTTTTGGACGTGATGCCGGACCGACTGCATGTGCGTCGTCAATTCCTTGTTGCTCTTCTCCAGAGCGGCCAACCGCTCACTAATGCCCGGCCGCGCGGGGACCCCCGGCCGGGCCGGCTCACCCGTCATGTCATCGACAAACCACGCAAATTTGCGCAGCGCCGGCCAAGCCTTGGCCAGCAGCCAGCCGGCCAGCCCCGCCAACACCACGACGACGCCGGCCGCGGTAATTACTAATGGGTCCATCTCTTGTGTCCTCCCGTGGACATAGAAAAGGCCCCCGATGAACTCGGGGGCCCTGCTGTATTCAGATAGTCACGGTGGCAATGCTCAAACGTTCAGCCGCTTAGTTTCAGGGGGCAACTCGCCCCCTTCCAACGTCTCCCAAAATCGGACGTCCTCTTGGCCGAGGGACCAAAGCGCGATGCCCTGCAAGTCCCAATCGTGCGAAGCACGGCCGCGCCAATAGGTCAGCGTGTCCGTGTCCGAGAAATAGGCCATAGTGGCCCCGTCACGGTCCACCACCATCAGCCGGCCGAGCCAAACGTCATGGTCCGTAGGCCGCACCGTGAGGAACGTTTCCGCGCCGGGCTCCAGCGGGACGTCCTGCCAATGGTCATAGTCCCAATCGAGGGAAATCTCAGCGGTCCGCGTTTCGTGCTCGTCAACGTCAGCCAACGGCCGAAACCGGTTAGCGTTATCCCAACGGATCCCCGTCCGAGGCACACGGCCCAGCAGCTGCCGGCGGCCGTTCAGCTCGACCTCTACGGCCTCGCGCGGTTGATACCACCAGCCGTCCCCGAGGTACAGGTGATCGACCCACACCGCGGCCGAGGCGTCCAGCTGCACCACACCGTCAAACGCCGGCGACACGTCCGCCTGAAGCAGCCGAAACATATTGGAATCCGAAGACCCGAAATACACGCGCGCGGATCCTTCCCGCACGCGCAGCGCCATGGACTGCCGCCCGGATCCAGCAGCAGCGCCAACAACTCGGGGGTCCAGCCACTGCTCAGCCAACACCGCCGCCCCCTGCATCAACCGCAGGTGCCCGCCGCTGCTCAGATCCGCCGTGATCCCCTGCACCGTCAACCCGAACCGGCCCGCCGCCGCGAACTGAAAACGTGCCTGCGAATACATGGCCCGCGACCCAAACCCGGCCGCATACTTCAGCCGCCCCGACCCCCGATACTGCGAATAAGTGTCCGTGACCTCCGCAAACTTCCACGCGCTTCCGTCCTGCTCGTAAACGTCCCCCAGCTGCTGCGCCGAATTTGCGTAATCATCAATCACCGTCGCAGCCACCGGCGAGCGCTTTAGCATTTCCAGCGTCAGGGTGAACCCGTTATGGGGAGATACAAGGGCCCCGGTGTTATCGACTACGGGGGCCGGATTGATTCGGTAGTTGATCAGCGCGTCCCCGACCGAGTTATCGGCCACGGACCAAATCGGGGACGCCGAGGGCAGGCCGTAGCGGACGGCATAGGGCCGTTCGTTGAAGGTGCCGAAGTTGACGCCCCGGGATGCTTCAATTTGGTTTGGGTATCTCCAGTCGTAGCAATCAGTGATCCCCCAAAGGGTCCGGCTGCCGGGGTCCCGGTAGAGGATCCAGCCCGTTTTGTGGTGCCCTTCCCATGGCGCGAGGCCGTTGAACAGCTGCCAGCCGGCGTAATAGGTGCCCGACTGCCCGCGGTACTCGCCTATGTAGTACCGGTGAATCGACCAAAACCGCCCATAGGCAGGCAGGCCCATGCTCAGCTTGGACGCGGGAATCTGTGACGCGGCCCAGTCGTAAACCTGCTCCAGCCACCAGCCCGGCGAAATAGGGCCCGGCGCGGATCCGCCCCACGCGAAGTCGTAGGACATAACCGCGACGTGATCCAGCATCGAGCCAAGCTGCGCATAACGCACCCAGTTCTCGCCACCGATGGAACCGTCGACGGTCATCGGCGGAAGGGCCGCCGAAGCCAGCCGGCCCAGCGAATGCGCCCGATCCGCCACGGCCTCGAAGATGGACTCGGACGCGACCGGATCCCCGTTCCCGCCAAGCTCCATATCAATATCTACGCCGTGGATCCATGGGTACGCCTCGAATATCTCCGACTGCACTTGATCCGCCAGCCGGGCCCGGGCCGCCGCGCTGCCGCGCAGCCCTTGGAAAATGTCATAAGGCCCGTTGTCCGGATCATCCATATTTCGGAAACAGCCCCAAAAACGAATGTGCGGCCACTTGGCCCGGTACTCATCCATCAGCGCCGGATTGAAAGTCTCGCGTAAATCCCCGTTGATATTCACCGACCACGCGAACAACGAAACGTCCGTCAACCGGTCCCCGAAAGTCTCCAGCACCCAACGAATCCGCTCGTTCCACATGTGCCCAGTCCAGACCCAAACCCCGGCCATTAGTCCCCCATCTCTTCCCACTCCAATGTCAAATGCGCCCGGTCCGCCAACGCGCACTGCAACACAAGGTCCGACCGCTCAGTAACAAGCGGGGCCCGCCCCCAACCTTGCGAGGCGGTCCCGGCCCGGCCATCGACCTCCGCCGAGCCGATCACCTCACCAAAACGGAAGGACCCGACCTGCATCTTGCCGCGCCCGCCTACCTTCACCGACACGGGAGCCGCCCGGTCCCCGTTGGACAGGGCCACCACCTCCATGCCGTCATGAATTACCCCGTTCCGGTACTGCTTACCGGCCGGCACCGGCACCAGCTCCGAAGCACTCGGGGCCGGCCCGGTGGACAACTTGCCCGCCTGCAGCTGTATGTCCGTAACCTCCACCGCAGCACCGTCCGGAATAGACCGCACCGACACCCGCAAACTAACCGAGGCAACCCGCTTAAGTGGCCAAAATGGACGCTGAACACGCACCCGGCACCCCTTCCCCGATCACCCAGAAATCCCGGCAACCCACGGCATTTCCGTAGTATGCGGCAGCCACCCAGAAACGGCCCCGCCCGGCTGCAACATCAAATCCGAAACACTCACCGACACATCAGCCGGCAAATTCCGAACCGTCACCCGCAGCCGGATCCGCGCCGGCCGCCCATTGACTCGCACAATGACTTCCACACCAGCCCCCTAGAACTTCAGCTCGATCGTTTCCGTCTCGCCGTCCTCGTATTCAATGACGGCCTCCACCAGCAAATCGGGCACCCAACCAGCCGGCCCGTTCGCCTCCACTTCCATGCTGAAGCCGAAAGCATCCCGGTTATCAGGCTGCACAGTCTGCTCAATCCAGCGCTCGCCGGATCCAGTGAACCGGGCCGCGTAATCGCCGGTGCCAATCTTGGACGGGACCACGTCGACGCCGTTTCGTGCCCAGTGTCCGAGCCCGTTATCGAACCGGCCATTTTTTAGCAGGTTGAACGGGACCAGATCGAACACCGGCACTTGTGAGCCCGTGTCCAGAATGGTGGAGTCCTCAGCCTCCGAGGTCGAGCCCGTTTCGCGCAGCTTGGCCGACAGGGTAAGCGCCGACTTCCACGGCCGCACGAGGTTGTATTCCAGTTTCACAATTCGCTGGGCTACTGCCTCGATGCCTACTTCAGGGTCCGAAACCGTGACCCGGTCCCCCACCTCGAAGCGGTCCAGCTCCGCGCCGGTTACCGAGGACAGGTCCGACACCGTCACCTCGTAGGAATATTTCGGCCGGCACCGGCCCGCCAAAATGGCCTTCGCTAAATCCAGCATGGTTAGCGGCGACGTTCCGGCCTTGTAGTTGTAAACCGCCTCTTTTACCTCAGCCGTATAAGAAAAGTCCTCAACATAAGGAACTCCGCCGTTGACTGCCTCGATGCCCAGCCCGTCAGCGTTTCGGGGCCGGATCCGAGTGACGAGGCCGGTGGAATCGGCCACCCGCTTGGACTCAGTGAGGCCGCGCTCATGGAAGAACGCCACCCCGTTATCCCGCCCGGACTGCTGCACCAGAGACACCCGGCGATTCTTGTTGTCGAAGACAAGGTCGCCGCCGTGGACCTCCTGCACAGTGCGCAACAGGTCCAAAGGATTCATGTTCTCAGTCTCATAAGTGCGCCGAGTGGACACGCTGGCCACATCAACAGTCCACCCCGTACCGGCGAGCGCTGCTGTCATGACGGTGCCGGCGACTACTTGTTTCCATTCGCGGCCGTCCACTTGTCCGGCCGTGGCCAGTTCGTAGAATCGGGCCTCGGCGTAGACTTCCAGCCGCACTTGCTGCCCGGTGCGTTCCTTGGTGACCTTGCGGACCCACCACGAATCGCCGGCCGCCTCGATCACCCGCTCGTTTTCGATCAGGTGCGCGTGTTTGTGGTTTGCCGGGATAGTGAAGTCCAGCGCCTCTTCTCCGTTGACCTCCTTGGTGATTATGGCGGTCAATGGGTCCGCTATAACTTCTTGGGGCCCGTCGTCGTCGTGGAGGATCAGCGGCGCGTTGGGATATTCCGGTGGGGCCGGGGGTCCCCAGCTGCGCGCCTCGACTGTCACTGTGAACGATTGAACGGCGCGGCGGCCGTACTCATCGACCAGCGCGACAGTCACGGGGCCGGATCCGACCTCGAAGCCGGCCGAGAGCGTCAGCAGGTTATCCGTAACGGATCCGAACACCAGCCCGCCGCCGTCAATCTCCCAAATCCGGGGCCCGGTAATCGTGAAGTCCAGCGGGAGGGCCTGCCGCTCGCCTTGGGAAAGCTCAGCGGCACCTATCGGGGACAACTCGGGGGCCGGGGACGTTGGCAGCGTCAGCGTCACACCGGAGAACAGGCCGCCGGCGCTCATAGGCACCGACCAGCGCATCAGCCCGTCGAAGCTGGCCGGCAGCGCTAACGGATCATACGAGGTCCATGTGCTGCCGCCGTCCGAGGACAGCAGCGCGGTGGCACCAGCGGGGGCCGAAGATCCGGAAGGTTGATAGGACCACGCCATGGGCGCGACGCCCGTCTCCAGCACGGCCGAGCCGCCGGCGGCCACGCGCCCGTCTGTGACGTCCAAGACGTCCGCGACTGCTTCAGCTTGCCCGGCGGCCCATGTGCCGCGAGCCAGCTCTTCAGCGAACGCGGTAACGGAGAACGACGCGGACGGATGAGCGACCAGCACTTCATCGAACCAGCCGGACTCGTAATAGCCGGCATGGCGAAGGCTGAAAACGTCCAGCCCGGCCGAGCTGCCAACGTTCGGGGTCCCGGTGAACGAGCGCACCGGGCCGACCCATGATTCATGAGCTGGCCGCGATACGGTGAAAACTTGGGACGTTTTGGCGTCTAGATCCACCAACATGCCCGTGAACTTGTAGTCCGTGGACAGTGCGAAGGGGTCCGCCTCGTAAGCGTCCAGCAGCAGCGCGCCCGTGTCGCTGTAGAGCTGCTGGCGGGGCCGGCCCGAGGTGCGCGCGGTGGACAGGTACACGAATGGATCGGTGGCGCGCGTATCCAGTAGCGGATTGAACGCCTGCGCGTATTGCTGCTTGGCCCACAAGCCCACCAGCAGGCGGCCCGAGGACGGCCAGAGGCCCGCGAAGTTCTCCAGCGTGACGCGGCCCTGCTCAGCGGCTGCGTTGGTCCCGTTGACGATCATGGCGTCGCCCATGGGGCCCGGCCATGCGCCCCAGTAGGTGCCCGCGGAGGCGTCGGAGACGTATTCCCACACCCGGGCTCCGTTGATCGCGTCTTGGTACTGGCCGGTGGCAAAGTTCAGTACCCGGTTCAGCGCTACCGGGTTCAGCCCCGGGAACGTCGCCGGAATCTCACCAGACCACGAAAAACGCGAGTCCCATTTCCGAACCTCAGCCATTAGGCCCTCCTAGCATTGGGGTAGAACCGGGCTGCAGCAATCGGGGCCGGGCTCACGCTCACTGTGACCGGCTGCCCTAGCACCAACGCCGGACGATCGAACCGGGACATTCGGGGCACCAGCGACGCCAGCCGAGTCCCGGCCGCGGTAGTTTCCGAAAACATCATCGTGTCCCAGTCCAACTCGACGTATCGGCCGGCCGGGATGCCGGCGGCAATCTCTAACTGATAACCGCCGATTTTTACCGTCCATGGCCCGCCGCCGGCCGGGAATACCAGTCGGGGGTACGCCGTGGCATTGCCCGCGCTCAGCGTGAACGACGCCGAAGGATCCACCAGCACGGACGCCGGGGACTCTTCCCGCGCCGTGGCGTCCGCTTGCGTTTCGAGCGTCACATCAGCGCGCAGCCGAAACACGGTCCCGCGGATCCACGCGGCCCGGCCCCAGTTGATTTCCTCCGAAACCATCACGTCCTGCCACACCCACGACGCCTCGCCCTCGACGACCAGCGGCCGAGGTCCCCGGGACGGATCCAGCAGCCCGACGAACGCATCACGCCGGGCCGACACCTCCGCAAACGATGAGCCCTCCACGATCACGTCAAAAACGAAACGCGACACCATCAGCGCGGCCGACCCGAAGAATCGCCCGCCCGCTGGCCTATCGGTACTTTCAACCGACAGCCCGCCGAGGGACGGCCACTCCTTCAGAGTCGCCGTCACCCCTGCAAGGCTGCTGGTACTTACTCCGCCAAGTCGAAAGCTCACTCGTCAATCCCTCCAGAGTTAGAACGGCCGCGCGCCCGCTTGCTACGGTCAGCACGGTCCCATAGGCCCTGCGCTAGTTGCTTGACTCGATCATCCGAGTCGATCACTGCGCCCGGCAACGACACCAAAGGCCCGTTAACGGTCAGCCCGTCGCCTCCGCCGGCCGCTGCCGTTTCCAGCATCCGGTTCAGCTTGGACAACGGCAGGACCGCCTCATGCTCCGCACCTTCACCGACCATCGCCAAAGTTGGCTGAGTGACCACACCACCAGAAGCCAACATGGGGATACTCGGGACGCTGAAGCCCTTCCCGCCGACGCCCGGCACCCAATCCGGAACCGTAAAGCTGATTTGCCCGACAGAGCGGTTCCAGAACCCGGCAATAGAGTTAAACGCATTTCGGAACGGGGACATAATCGCGGATCCGATACGGCCGAAAATTCCCGACACCCGGCCAACGGCACCACTGAAGAACCCTGTTATTCCGTTCCATGCCGATCGCGCCGCGCCGCTCAGCCCGCCCCAAATATTGGACCAGATAGAACGGATCCCGTTTAGCACGTTGGTAATCGTGGAACGGACCCCGTTGATCGCTCCAGAGATCAGCGAGACGATGCCGGCCCACACAGCCGCGGCCGCAGCACGGATCGCGGCCCATGTATTTCGCCACCAGCTCGACACGGCACCGAGGACCGAGAACACGACCGAACGGACCGCGTTAATGCTGCTGGTCACTACCGACTTGATAGCAGCCCACACGGCAGCGGCGGCCGCCTTGATAACGGTCCATGTAGAGCTCCACCAGTTGGAGATGTTGGTCAGAGTGGAACGGATGAAGTCGCCGGCCGCGGCTATAGCGGCCTTGATCGCGCCCCAGACTGCCGCCCAGACGTCTTGGAAGAACGTCGTTTGAGTAGCTACCCAGATGATCGCCGCGACTAATGCGCCAATGAGCAAGACAAGCCACGTAATCGGGCTCGCCAGAAGGGCGATAGTTGAAGCCCACACGGAGGCCGTCCACGACACGAAGGCAGCAACCAGCGTTACCCCAATCAGGCCGGCTATGACTCCGAATACCCACTGGTTATCGACCATCCAGCCCGATAGTGCTTGTATGTGCGGCATTACGTCCTGTAGCGCTCCGCCCAGATTCTCGAACAGGGCCGAGGCCACCGGCTCAATGGCCAGCATCGCGTTGTTGCTGAAAACTTGCCATTGCTCCGAGAAGTCCGCCGTTTCTTCACCCAAACCGAGGATCGTATCCCCCGTTTGGCCCGCGGCCTTGGTCATGTCATCCAGATTCAGCGCGCCAGACTCCAGCGCACCAATGAACTGCGAAGCACCGCGCGTGCCGAACACCTCGCCGGCCAGATCCAGCGCGGCCGCCTCGTCGCCCTTCTCGATAAATCCGCCAAGCTCACCGACAACCCGCTGGAACGCCTCCGCCGGTGCTTCACCGTCCTTGGCCAGATTCACCAGCCCGCGAGACATGCCGCTCATCATCTGCGAGCTATTCAGGCCGGCCTTGTCGAAAGTACCGACCATGACCGATGCTTCTTCAAATCCGAAGCCGAGGGCCTGCACAGCCGGCGCGTTGGCCGATACCTGCGAGGCCAGCTCATTCATGCCAATGCCGGTAGCCTGCGAAACTTGGAACAGGTGATCCAGTCCCGCCGAGACGCCGTCGCCTTCAATCTTGAACGCGTTAAATGCTGCCGACGTCTTGCCGATGTCCACTTCTTCACCGAGGATCCGGCCGGCCTCCAGATACTGCGAGGCCACAGTTTCCATAGTTTCGCCGGTCAAGCCCATGCGTGTGGATACATCGGCAACCGTTGAGGCGATAGCATCGAACTCAGCCGGCACCCTTGAACCAACATTTTTCGCGTTGGCTACCAGACCGTCCAGCGCTGCGCCCGAGGCACCCGAACCAACTCGGATAGTCTCCGACAGGTCATCGAAAGTCTGCCCGGCACCATATAGCCCCTTGAACGCTCCGACCAGACCGGCCACGGCAGCACCGCCGGCGAGGTACTTCTTCAAGGACCCACTAAATTTCTTGCCGGACGACTTGCCGGCCTTGTCGCCGGCCTCGTCCGCAGCCCCCACAATCTCGTCGGTCATCGTCCGTTCCGAGCCCTCCATGGAAGGGATCAGATGAACATAGGCTTGCGCTATGTCAACCCCATTTGCTGCCATTCTTCATCCCCTCCATAGGATCACTCGGCGGAATCCCACCACTCGTCAAACTCGGACACCTTGATCGGCTCAGAACCGAACACAGCGCCCTTTTTCTTTTCGCCCGGACGCTGCACCGGATCCGGCTTGCGCGCATTCTTTTTGCCTTGACGCTGCCAGTTGCCCTCGGCCAGTTGGTCAGCGATAAGGGCCAGCAGCCACGCGTTAGCCTCACCAGATGCCCACGCGGCCCGCTCAGGATCCACCGACCGGTGAATTGCCGAGCCCGGCGGGGCCTTGGAGCAAACCACCCATAAGTCGCGCCAAGACAAACGCTCGGTGCCCAGATCATCAATCCGGAAACCAAGCGTTAGCAGGTGATATTCGACGGCCTCGCCGTGCTCCTTTAGGAACGCGACAAGGCCGAAGATTCCCCCAGCTCAATGTTGGAGACGCGGCCCCATTCCGCCATGACGCCGTTAATTTCTTGACGATTGGCAACGTCGTACAGACCCGGGCAATATTTGTCGAACAGATCGCGCTGGGCCTCTTGAAGCTCCACAATCAGCTGCGGGTCGAAGCCCTCCGGCAGGTCCTCCACCTCTTCACCGTCCAGCGAACGGCGGTGCATCTCTTCCAGCGCGTCTTTGTGCTTGGCGATCCGCATGCCGTTTGTTTCCAGACGCTCCACAATGGCCATGGGCAGGTACTGGCGAAGTGGCAACTTCCAAGTTTTCTTGGATCCGGCCACTTTGAACTCGAAAACGTTTTGATTGATAGACGGTGTAAACACCATGAGTTGGTCCTCTCGTGTTTCAGGTCCCCGGGAAGAATTTGTAAGGCGGCCGCGCGTAGGAGGACCCAGTCCACGCGCGGCCGCCGGCTTGACACCTTCAGGACTAGGCCGCGAACTCGCCGTCGTCCGTAATGATGTAAATGTTGTTACCCTCAGAATCGGGGTAAGTGGTCAGAGTGACCGGCCACAGAATCGCGCCCGTCTTGATGAACGAAACCTCGCCCTGCTCCGTGACCTGCCCGTCCGGGACCTTGATCAGAACGCGCTTTTTGCCGTCCTTGATACGGAACAGCCACGACTTGCGCGGCAGCTCGAAGGCACCGAGCACGGCCGTCATCTGCTCACCAGTTTCCGCAGTAGCAGAGGCAACGGTGACATTGTCATCGCCAAAGTAGGTCGCAAGCGACTGCTTGTTCGTCTCCAGATGCTCCCAAGCCAGCGTGCCGTTGAACTCTTCCAGCAGCTGCCGAATGATCGCCCCGGACCAGTCCTTGATAGACGACGTGGAACGCTCAGGGGTCACGGTCAGACCGGACTCCGAGATATAGCCGGACGACTGGAAAGCCGGGTCCGGCGTCTCCAGCGGACTCGTTGGCAGCTCAGTCTCCAGCACGGCCGAAAGAATCGCGCCCGTAGTCTTTTGATCCGGCGCACCGACCAGCACATTTTGTGCGTTGACCATGGTATTTCTCCTAACTAAATGACTTGGCCGCGCAGTGCGGCCGTGATTGTGAAAGTGAACCGGGCGAACTCGGGAGCCCGGGGATCAGGGTTGCGATAGGGGCCGCCGACCCCCGTCACCTCGTACACCGGCACGCCCAGCAGTTCGCCGTCGCGCTCCAGCGACGCGCACCAGCTGCGCAGCCGGCCGGCCATGGCCACCGCCTCGCCCTCGTCCGCGGATCCGCCCGACCGTGCGTAGCAGTCGAAGGACAGCATCGGCGCATCGGTGACCATGTCCCGGGCAATGCCGCCGGTCCGAGTCACAAGCACCATGAGGTCCGAGAATTTCGGCGGCAGCTTGACGTAGGCAGTTACGCCGGGGCCCAGCAACTCGGGGGCCGCGGCATTGATCCCGCGGCGGAATAAGTCCTCGGCGTCCGGGAACTCGATTAGCTCCGCCACGTCCTACCCCCGCCCGGCGTCAATCGCCCGCGTCAGTGCCTTGTCCTCAGCCTCCGCGACCATGGCCTCGTGAGTGTCTGCGAAGATCAGCACGCCGGCGCGGCCGGGATTCAAAGTTGATTTAGTCTCGAACCCGGGCCCGGCTGCCGCAGCAATACGCTGCGCCCGGGCCTCCAGATCCGCCCGGACGCCCTCCGAACGACGCACCGCGTTGAAACCGGCGTAATTGAAACGGATTCTTGTTTTCTTGCGCTTGGCCATGTCTCACCCCTCGAAATCGACCAGTCGAAACACCCGGTGCGAGATAGACCCAGTCGGGGACGCCCAGACCTCCGCCGGGGACTCCAGCAGATAGCGGACACCTCGATAGGTCACCGCAGCGAGCGCGCTCACTTCAGTGCCTTTAGGCGCGTAAACCGTCCAGCGGATCCCGACCGAGCTGCGCCCGGCCAGCTCCAGATCCGAGGCCCCCGGCTGCACCGAGCAACGCCGCACCTCGCGGACGGACTCGGGGTTGTCGTAGTCAGCGACCGGGGTCCCCCGGTCATCACGCCAGCCCGGCTCCGTCACCGTCACGTTCTCCCGTGCAAAAGAAATCACCGCGGCCCCCTAAATCCGGTACTCGCTCAGGACCGCGAGGTCACGTTCCAACAGGGACAGGCCGCCGGCGACATTCGGGGCCGTCATGGACCACGAAACAGAGATCGCGCCGGCCTGCTCACGCGTCACGCCCATCGGGGACGAGAGCGCGTTAGTCACCACCTGCACGACTATCTGCGCGACGTCAGGGACCGCGGCCAAGTCGTAGCCATGGCGGACACGAGCCGTCACGCCCGAAAAGCGCGAGGACCAGCAGCCGCCGCGCCGGGAAATCATCCCGGCCGGCGACGCGTCCAGCTCAGCGACCGGAACCGGCCGAGCGTCATTAGTGACCTCGACCAGCGACAGCAACCGAGCCGTGGGCAGATTCAGCACGTCCGCACCGGATCCGTCCACCGTTAGCGACTCTTCCAACACCGGTGCAATGTGCCACCGGCAATATTTGCGGATCGCGGCCGAGGCCCCGTTCAGCAGCGGAAGGACTCGGGGGTCCTCCGCCTCTACCTGCCCATCGGTGGCATTCGAAAGCGCCTCGGGGGTCACCAGCGGCGGCAATCGGAAGGCGTCCGGATCAGGCTCGATAATTACGGTTGTCATCGGACGCCCCACCCCTTACTTGGCAGCAGGCGCGGTCTTAGCGGCCTTGTTCGCCGGGGCCGGGGCCTTTTTGTTCGCCGGAGCCTTGGCGGCCTTTTCGGCAGCCTCAGCCTCCGCGGCCTCCTTGTCTGCCTGCTCCTGCAGCGCCTTGGCAGCGGCGGCCTTTTCGGCGGCCTCAGCCTCCGCGGCCTCCTTGTCTGCCTGCTCCTGCAGCGCCTTGGCAGCGGCGGCCTTTTCGGCGGCCTCAGCCTCCGCGGCCTCCTTGTCTGCCTGCTCCTGCAGCGCCTTGGCGGCGGCCTCCTTATCCGCCTGCTCCTGCTTCTCAGCAGCAGCGACAGCAGCGGCAACCGCTGCGAGGGAGGCCCGCTCTTCAGCGACCGAGGTCAGGCCGCGGCGGTCCGCGTCCTCTTCGGTCAGCTTCAGCACAGTTTCAAAGCCGTTGATATTTACGCGGTACTCGTTCAGTTTTGCCATGATTAGCTCCTCAGACTCGGGGGCAGCCCGGGGCCGGCTAGCAGATGCCAGCCGGCCCCGAACGGTCCGGAAATGGTTAGGCAGACACAGCGGCCTGAACGAATGCGGTCGGACGGGTCACGCCGAACGCCACGCGCTCTTCAGCCAGCACGGCCACAAGGTTGCGGACGAAGAAATCCGCGTGAGAATCGGTGAAGCTCACCGCGGTCTGCTCACGGTCCCAAAGCACGGCCTTGGAGAAATCGCCCACAAGCGAGCTGCCCGCGTCGATCGCTTCAGTTTCCAGAATCGGCATGCCCCACAGGGTCCGCGGACCCATGGAGAACGGACCGCCCGAAATGAATTTGCCGGTGTCGCCGTTTTCGCGTGCCAGATCGACGGTTTCAACGTCAATCGGGTTCAGCGCCACCGCATTAGGCACCACGCGGCCCACGGTGCGCGCCTTAGTGCGCGCCTTGCGGACAGTGGTGAAAATGTCGGTGGTGAACGCCTGCACCTGAATGCCGGGCGTTTCCAGAATGCCGGTCAAGTTCTCCCCGGTGCCGTCTCCGCCGAGGATCTGGTCCTCTTCAGCCTCCGCAATGTCCGCGCGCAGCTCGTCGTTGATCAGGCCCTCCAGCTGCGCAGCATCAGCCAGCGCGCGCTTAGTTGCCGGGACCCATTCAGCGATGGTCTTGACGTTTGCCGTCTTGCGCTCGAAGCTCCACGAACCTTCCGGCTTGTAACCGCCACCCGAAGCCAGGACCGGCGCGCCAGTTTCAATATCGTGGGTAGGTGCCGCCGAGCTAGTAGCCTCAGCGACCGGCGCGGCCGCATTGGTGTGCGAGTTCTGGCGCACGTACTCGACGGTGTCCGAACCGGTACGGCGAACTGAAATGGCATCGCGCAGGCGAAGCTCACGGCGGCCGAGCATTTCGATAATGCCGGTCTGCTCAGGGGTCACGAACGCACCGGCGGAAGTCTGGTCCCCGCCCACGAACAGGCCCTTGACAGCAATCGGATCGGTGGAGAACTTGGCGCGCTCAGGAACGCCGCCGCGGCCCTCGTAAGGTGCCATGGCTGCCTTGAACTGCGCCGAGTTCACAACCTCCAAGCCGAGGTTCTTCACTCGTGCCAGCTTGCCCGAGGACTTGCCCTGCGCGTCCAGATCCTCCGCGGCAGCCGGGCCAATCTCGTCGGCCAGCGACTTGGCAGCGGCCAGAATGTCCGCGTCGGCCTTGGCGTCGCGGGACTGCTTCAGGTAGTCGCCGGCCTTGGCCATCAGGTTGTCGTAATCCTTGCGCTCATCATCCGACAGCGAGCGGTCCTCGTGGTCCGCCTTTTCTGCCAGTTCGCGCGCGCCCTTGGCCGCTTCAGCGGCAATGCGCTTCAGCTCTTCAAACTTTTTACGTGCCATTTTGTTGCCTCCTATTGGGCATGAAAAAGCCCCGGTCACCCATGCGGGGCCGGAGCGTGTTTTTTACTTGTTTACAGTGCCGAAATTTCTAGTTCGACAGCTGCTGCCCGAGGTAAGACGGACGGGACGGGCTTAGGGTCCTTGGACTTGCCCGGCAACGGGTCCTCGTCCTTGCCCAGAGCCGGCCCGCTGGCCTTCTCGTGGTCTGTACCTTCCGCTGCGACGATCACTTGGCCGATAGCCTCAGACGCCGCGCGTAGGGAGTCGATATGCTTGGCCGCCAACACGCGGCCTTCCTTCAGCCCACCGGCGAGCGCGGCAGCTGCCGCCTTGACCGTGAGGACTTCCGTTTCTTGGTTTGCGCCGATAGGCACGACCGAGACTTCGTAGAGTTTCAGGCGGCGCAGTTCCCATGCGTCCTGCCCGTCCTTTTCGACCGGGGCCCCGTCGAGGACCTCATAGGCGAAGCTCATCTGGGAGACGCGCCGGCCCTTGATCAGTCGGTAGACTTGTGCGCCCTTCGGGGACTCCAGATCTAGTTGCGCGGTGACTAGTAGGCCGTGTTCGTCCTCTTCGGCCTTGACGATGTGCCCGATATTGAAGTCGGGGTCGCTCATGTTGTGGCCGAACAGCAGTGGCAGCGCGTTTCCAGAGTCCGCCCATTCCTTTAGCGACTCAGCGAACGCGCCCCGGACGACGATGTCGCCGTAACTGTCGATGTTTCCGAACACCGAGGCGTAGGCGGTGAATTGGCCGGGCTCCAGCCCGTCATCTTCACCGGCGGCCTTGATTTTGAAAGCGGCGTCTTTGATCCGCATGTTTACCCCTTCCCGGGTTATTCCTCGATAATCACGTCCACGCGGCACCGGCAGTTGGCCACGTTCTCAGCGCCGCCGGTGGGATCCCCCGGCCAGTCCATGCCGTTGCTGAATGGTTGATCTATGGGGACCGTTTCGCCGTTCATGGCGGCATGTTCCGAACGGGGATTAGATGAGGTGACGACCCATTGTTTGAATGTTTTTCGGCCGCTCATCATCTGCCGGCCGGCCTCCACCGCTGCGAAGCCCGCGGCCGTGGTCACAATGGCCTGCCCGGCGGTGATGGACCGGGATTCTTCAGCGTCAGCGAACACGGCCGCTGGGCTTGGCGAATCGTCCGAGTCATCAGCTACGGCCGCGAGCAGTGCTGTCCATGTTGCCGCGTTGACTGCGCCGGCCCGGGACTTGGCAACGGCCCGTAGGAACTTCAGTGTCCGGTCCATGTCGTAGGCCCCCGGATCGAATCCGAGCTCGGCAGCCATGGCCGGGCCGATGGATCCGGACACGTCGGACAGGACCCGGAACAGGTCGTCGGCCAGTTCAGCGTCCCACCGTTCCGAGTCCCACCAATCGACAGAGCCCGCGCCGAGTAACGACGCAACTACCGAGCCCTGCCTACGGAAGAAACCCCGCATCACGCCAACAGCCCGGTCCCGGTCCTCATCAGTAGGCTCGGGGGCCTTGACTCCGGACACGGTGCCAAGTTTGGCCACCGGCCGGGGCCCTGCTGCTGCGCCGGACTCGGGGGCCGAGTCGCGCGGCGAGGCTTGCCCGCCCTCGATCACGTTCAGCGGGACGATGAGCTCGTCGCCGCCCTCGATCGCCGGGAGGTTACGCATAGCGCGCGCCTCGTTGCGAAGCATCCACGGCCCACCAACGGAGGTCTGAAGCTGCGCCGCTTGATCTTCAAAGCTGCCGCGCATCTTCTCTTCGAGGTTGAACTCCAGATACAGGTCGCCGGATCCATCGAACTCGGGGACCACTTGGCGCATGAGCTCCTGCTGGATCCGCTGCAACCATGGGCCGAGCGTGTCTTGATACAGGTGCTTGTGCTGCTCTTTGATATTGGAGAAAGTGGCATTGTCCAAAATTCCGACCATCGGCGGCGGGATGAAGTACGCCGAGGCGACCTCTTCCCGCGTCAGCTTGCGAGACTCGATATATTGCAGGTCCTTGGCCGTGATTTGAGCGGCCGAGAACTTCATCCCGTCCTCGAGAATCGGCGTGCCGCCAGCTTCAGGGCCTCCGCCGGTGTACTGCGCACGCCAGCCGGCGCGGAATCGGTCCCGCGCCTCCTTGGACCATGCGGCCTGCCCAGCCAACGGGGCCGGCCGTTCCAGATAGCCGGACGCCCGGGCCCCGTTTCGGAACGTCTGCTGCCGCATCCGCGCCGCCTCGTATTCCTCCGCCAGCACTTGCCGCAGCGACTCCAGCGAGGAAACGCCGCCGAGCTCAGCGTCCGGCGAGTAGCCGAGGATCGCCACGACGTCATCAGCTTTATAAGTTTTTTCGCCCTTGGCTCCGGCCACCTTGAAAGACTCCGCGGCGTACCATGTGCCTTTATCGGACACGCTCCACATCGTGGGAGGGATCCGCAGCAGCGCGCCGAGGCCGTCATCCGTCTTGACCTTTAGGGCCAAGTACCGGTCGTAGATCGCCAGATCGCGGACCATGGCATCCATGAACGCGTAAGGCGTCATGCCCGGCGCTGGCTTGCTAAACAGCGCAGACACAGGATGGTCCCGGACGCGCTCACGGTCCGAGTCCCCCACGCGCCGGAACAGGTGGAGGCCCAACGAGGCGACGTTACGGCCTAGGAAATTCACGACAGTTTGAACCGAGCCGTGACGCTGCCAAATTTTGCCGTATGCCAACGAATAATCGCTGGTCAAATTCATGGATACCGCCGAAGCAACGCGGGGCCGGGACAGCTCCGCAACTTGCCCGCGAGAGACTACGAAAGCCATGGTTTACCGCCTCTCAATTGTTCGGGGCCTGCATGAACTCGACCTCGGCCCGCTCGATAACCGTTTCGCCGTCCAACGGGACCGGGTCCCGGCCTTCTTCCAGCAAAAACGCATTTTTCAGAAACAGCAGCGGACCGGACCGACGCACCAGAGCACCGTCCACAGCCCGCCCACTTTTCAAATTGACAACTACGCGGCGAAACACCACATGCGAATAACCCGGCACGCCGGCCCCCTTGTTCTAAACGATCATTAGTTCTTCATCTTCATAAGCCGACGGCGGGGCCGCTGCCTCTTCAGGCCGCAGCACGTCCCACAGCGCACCAGTTACGGCCATAAGCGCAGCGGCACCGTATGGCGAATTTTTGCGGTCCCAGAACCACGCGTCACCCGCCGGCCGAGACACCGCGGTGCCCGCCTGCAAATTCAAAATAGGTTGCGGCAAATGCCAGAACCTCGTCGGCCGGTCCGCGTCCGTTTCGCCCTGCTCCGGATCCGGCTCCCACACATGGGCCTTGATCGAATCAAACAGCCGGCCGCAGCCCGCCCCGAGGTTTGCACCTTCCCAGCGGACCACCTCGACGCCCTCCAGCGCCTCCAGATCCTCCACCAGAGCTGAGGCCGGCGCGCCCTTGGCCTGCACCACCACCCGGTAAGGCGTCTCGGGGGTAGCCCTCGATTTGAACCACTCCAGCACCCAGTCTTGGCCGTACCTGCCGGCGATAACCTCACCATGCACCCCGCCGTCCACCCGAAGGCCAGCGGCCGCAATGTAGGTCCGCGACCGATCGTGCTCTGTATCAACGGCGAACGTCACCGGCGCAGCCGCAGGAATCACCGACATGGCATCGTTAGCAGCCTCCCAGCTGCCCGAAGGGAACGGCCCCTCCGTGGTGCCCTCGTTCCACTGGCACAACACCTCAGTGCGGAACACCCACTCGGGGTCAGTAGCAGCAGCCGACGCAATAGCGCGCAGCGTGATCGTGTAGCCCAGCGAAGGATTAGCCGCGGCCCACCCGTCTTGGTCATCAATCGCACACCCCGGCGGGGCCGACCATTCAAAGATCCCCAGCGAGTCATCGGCCGGGACCTCGTCCACATCTTCAGGCTTAGACTCCGACAGCTCGACAACGCTCAGCCCGTCCGAGTTGATCCCGTCCGGATCCCCGAGCAGCTTGTGCGCCATTTTGCGCAGATAGCGCAGTACTAGCGAGGCGGCGTCACCCGCATTGGACAGCGCCCAAATTTGCGCCATGGCCCGCGCCATGGTTGTTTTCGTGACCGCACCCCACGCGTCCCAGTTTTGGTGCTCGCGCAGCTCGTCAAGAATGATCAAGTCACCAGAAAGGCCACGGCCACCACGACGCGAAGCGGCCTGCACCTTGTACCGCTCGCCGGTTTCCAGTTCTAGGGACTTTTTGCCGTTGGTATGGACCACGCGCGAAATCATGTCCGCGGTGTCGGGGGTAGCCTCCGCCAGCTCGACCGCGCCGGCCCAGACTTCTTCGGCAATGTCCAAGTTCTGCGCGGTGCCGATCACCAGACGCGCGGCGCGGATATACAGGAAGAACAGGCTCAGAATCTGCGCCAGTGTCGACTTGCCATTCTGCCGGGCCACCAGCAGCACGACGGTGCGGAACCGGAATGTTCCGTCCTCCATCAGCTCCAGCGCGTGAATCAGCAACCATTTTTGCCACGGCAGCAGATCAACGCCGAGTACTTCCAGCGAGAACTCGATGCACGCGAACCCGGCGGACGTCTCGGGGGTCAGCTCGCGCAGCGGCGGCGTATAAACGCGTGGCACCTCGTGCCCGTACAACTTACCCCGCGCGCTGCCCACCGTTTGCGCCTCCGTTCACCGCCCGAAGTTGCGCCAGTTTGCCGCCCTTCTTCTGCTCCTTGACGTCCAGCTTTTTGCGGCCCGCCGGCGTCAGGCCCAGCGAGTCGCAGGCCTTGAAAAACAGGGACTCCGTGACGTTGTCGAAACGCCCGTCGATCACCGGGAAGTCGGGGTCCTCCATGCGCTCAGCCAGACGCAGGACCGTTTCCACCGCGCCCTTGTCCATGTCCGTGATAATCCCGGCCTTTTTCGCGGCCTCGATCGCCTCCGCCGTTTCATCCCACAGGCTCACCGAGGCCACCTCCGAAAACTAGTAGGTAATGACGCCGCCGCCCTTGGACGTCGCCAAGACTGGCAGCAGCTCCAGCCGCACATCTTCCACGCGCCACAGAGCATCAGGGACGACCAGCAGAGCAGCCGACATACTGCGACCGCTTTTGCCATATCGGCGGAAATGAACGCAGCCGCCGGCCTTGGTCAGGACCTGCTCCTGCCCGTTGGTCCGGTACACGCGGTCCACTCGGGGGCCGAGCAGCTTCTCCAGCAGTCGCAGCGAGTCCCGGGCCTTCTCGCCGCGTGGAAGGATCACCAGCGCCCGCCGGCCTTCCGCCGCTTCAGCAGCAGCCGCGCCGAGTCCGTTGGTCAGTGCATCGTTAGCCATGTTCGCCCCTTGTCTATGAGTGTTTGACAGCGTCGCATCGCGCACGCGCGTGCGCGCGACCCCCTCCCATGGCACAGGGGGGGGATTGTCTCTTGCCGGAACCTAACTCGGGCTGGCAGCGGTGCCAGAGATCCGGACCCCCCTTCCCCCTAGGGGAGAGACAGGCGGGCCGGAATGAAAATAATGGGGGCCGGTTCTACCAGTCCCGGGACAGCAGGCCGAGGCCGGCCGGTGCTGCCCTCTTGCCTCGTGACTTGTTGCACGACAGGTGCGCGGCCCGTAGGTTGCCGGGATCCTCGCGCAGTGTCTCGTCCACTGACCACGGCACCACATGGTCGACGCTAAAGGAGTTGCCGTTCTCGTTGCCCTCGTCGTCATAGCGGCCGACTGAATAGTCGATGGCTTGGCCGCATAACCAGCAAGGATTGCCAGCGGCGCGCAGGTTGGCACTCAGTCGCTTGAAGTTTGCCGTGCTCCGGTATTGGTTGCCGGCCATGGCTGCACCCCCGCCCATGGGCAGAGCACAGGAAAGGCCCCCAGATCCGGGAAGGAATACCGGTTCCGGGGGCCTACTGGAAACGCGCCCGACGTTCCACACCCACCGTGATAGAGGCACTTCTGCCCCACGCCTACAAGTGTTGCACCCGAGCCACGTCTAGCGCAAGTTTCACTTTCGTCCGCGTTCTCTGGACGCTGCAACCGCGTAAACATCGGCTAAGGCGTACAAGCTCCGCCCCTTGGCGTCGCGCCCTTGGGCCTTCAGGTATCCACGCCATGCCCATGAGCGGACGGTGGCCGGCTTGACCTTGGCAGCCACGGCCGCGGCGACCGAGTCAACCAGCGGGCCCGGGCCGGGGCCGGTCATTCCTTGTCCCCCTCGTATATCGTCTCGCCGTCCACTTCCACGCGCTGCGCCCGGTGGATCCCCGACGACTCCAGCAGGCCGAGGCGATAGCCAAGCGCGAACATCGTGCTCCGGTCCTTGGTCCTAACGCGCATCCCGTCCGCCTTACCTTGGAGGAAAACGCCGCGATACATGCAAAACGCGGCAACCGACCCCAGAACCCAGTGCAATGCCCCGGCCCATGGGCCGGCAGGCGTCCAGAAGATCAGCAGCACATAGATGGCTATCGCCGCGCCTATGCTCATTAGGCCGGACCGTGCGGCCTTGGAACTTGATTCACGCTTCTTCATCTGTATGCCCTCCGTCTCGCGCCTTCACTTTTACCGGGATACGACCATGGGCACTGCTCCGGATAGTCCAGCCGGGCACGACACCGCGCGAAATGCACGAACGCAGCGCGTCATTGTCTGCCCCCAGATCGGCGGCCAGCAGCCGCCATTCCGCCGCTTCAGCCCGAGCCACGTTCAGCGCCCGGGCCATGGCGCGCATTTCGAGGGCCATTTTGTCCACCGCGCTCAGTTCGCCCTTGGGCTTGCCGGGGGCCGGCGTGGGTCCCTTGGCCCGGGCTGCTCGTGCTGCCCGGTCCCGGTTGCACGCCTCCAGCCCAGCAAGTGTTACCTCGGCAGGCACCGGCGCGCCCCTGCTGCCGTATATCGCCGCGCTCATCGCGGCCGACGCTCCGACGCCGCAGCCCTGGCAACCTTGGGCCGGAACCGGTCCCCCCATGCGCGAATCTCTCGCTGCGCCGCCAACTCTAGGTCGATCGCAGGATGAGGGGCCGGCCGGTCCCGCTCATCCGAGACGATCGCACCTTCCTCCGCAATACGCGCCCGGCAGTCACGCTGCAGCGCTACTTGCGCGCAATAGGCGTCGAAGTCCGCGCCAATGATCCGGGCCGGATCATGATGGGCCTCGACCAGCTCTTCCCACACCTTGGCCGTTGCCTCATCCAGATGGGCCGGCACTTCTGGCAGCTTGTCACTCATCGGTATTCCCTCCAATCTTCAGACGGCCAACCTTGGCGACCTTCCCCGTTTTCATTTTTGTCCCGGACGGATCCAGCCGGCCGAGAGCCGGGGCCCCCGAGTCCGGATTCCAGCCCGGCTTGACGTCTTGGAATAGCTCGTCAACGATGCCCAGATACCACGCGGCCCGCGCCGGATCATCCGAAAAATGGAAGATTTCGAGCCGCTTGTTTTCGTTCAAGTTCGCCGTGCTGCTAATGCTCAGCTTGAACTCGTCATTGGTAATGGTGACGAATTTGGCGTGGGTCCTAGTGGTGCGGATGCACTCTTCCCCGAACATGTCCATGAGCAAGGTCGAATAGCCGCGGGACCCGCCGTTGTTCTTGAATGACACATCCAGCACGAAACGAATGGACCGAATCAGGCCGGTATTCATAAACCGGTTCGCCACCTCGACGTCATACAGGCCGGCGGACCACGTCGAAATGGAAACGTCAGCCGGGCCGGTCCGCTCCAGCAGGACCAGAATCACGTCCAGCAATGAGAACTCGCCGTTGGTGTTGATTTCGTAGTCGTAACCCTCATCCCAATAGCCGAGGGCCTGCCGGGCCGAGGCGGTGCGCAGGACTCGGTGGCGGCGTGCCGGCAGGGCCCGCTTCAGCACGCGGACGCCGGACGATTTCGGCGGCTCCGCCTCGATCAGCGGGACCGCGTCGCCGGTCCTAAATTCTTGGGTTGCCATGTTCTCCCTATCGCCTAGAACGGTGGCTCGTCATTACCCGGGGCACCCCAGCCGCCGGGCCCCTGCTGTTGCGGCGGGCCCTGCTGTTGTGGTGCCTGCTGGCCTCCGCCCGTGGCCCATGGATCATTGGCCAACGGCTGCTGTTGCGGTGCCCGCTGTTGCTGTGCCGGCGGTTGCTGCTGGCCGCCGTTATTCCAGCCGCCGCCCTGCTGTTGCTGCTGCTGTTGTGGTGCCTGCTGGCCGCCGTTACTCCAGCCGCCGCCCTGCTGGCCGGACCCGGTCCCGCGGTTAGTTCGCACTACCTTGGCGGACGCGAAGCGCAGCGAGGGGCCTATCTCGTCCACTTCAAGCTCCATGACGGTGCGCCGATCACCCTCTTTGGTGTCGTAGCTGCGCGACCTCAGCCGGCCTTGGGCGATAACGCGCATTCCCTTGGTGAGCGTTTCCGCGACGTTCTCCGCGGCCTCGCGCCAAATGGATGCACGCAGGAACAGGGCCTCTCCGTCCTTCCAGTCGTTAGCCTGCCGGTCAAAGGTCCGCGGCGTGCTGGCAATAGTGAAATTTGCTACCGCGGATCCGGACGGCGTGAAACGCAGTTCAGGGTCCGCGGTCAGGTTGCCAATAACGGTGATTACCGTCTCGCCGCTCATGCGTTCACCTGCTTTTCTACCAGCTCCACCACAGCCGCCAGCGCGCGCAGCACGTCAGGCCCGGCCGCAAATGCTGCGAACGGGGCCGGCTGAAACGCCGCCTTGCCCTCGTTGCTCACGACGATGCGGCCGGCGTGCATGTCCCGCTGGCCGTCTTTCAGGCTACCGATATGGACCTCGTACCCCCTGCCGGCCGCATAAGGGATGGCCTCTAGCGTCGTCTTGTCCTCAGTCATTGCGCCAAGCCTTGGCGCTTCAAAATCCAGTTCCATGTCTCTCCTAGTGTTTTGTTGATTTGGTCGGCTGGCAAAGACTCCACACCAGCCACGCCGCGCCGGCAACCATCAGCAAATGCCGGCCGTCAAAACTTGGCATGCGGTCCCCGACGATAAACGCCGCAGTAACGACCACCAGCGCGGTGGCCGCGTACCCGTGCCACCGCATGGTTACGCTCCCGCCGGGCCGTGCTGCCCGTGGAACGAAAGGTCGATCATTGCCGCGGTGACTTTTGGCACTAGGGCCGCCGGGATCATTCCCTCCGGGGCCTCGATAGTGACCTGCAGGCCGTCCTCATCGGTCCAGATCGCGCCAATCATGACTTCGCACTCATCATTGGAAATGACCGTGGCTGGCAAGCTCCAGACGCCGTCACCGTGGCCAGTCCATGGCAGGCGGGCCTCGTTCTTAGGTGCTTCGTTGGTCATCGTCTTTCCTTTCAATATCAATCGTCTATTTATTCTAGACACACACCGGCACTGGTGTCCAGCTAACATTCAGGAACATGTGTAGTGCGCCCAGCCGAGGCCGAACCCGGGGGCCGGCCGCCGCTAAACAGCAGCGACCGACACCGGGGCCGACACCCTCCAACGCGTCCCGCACTCCGGATTACCGCAGCGGACCTCCAGCAGCTCAGGCGAGGCCCACAACGCAGGCAGCCCACAGGACCCGCACGGCTCTACCAATGGGAACGCACGCACCACTTCACCAAGCACCCGCGCCGCCCGCCGATCCAGCTGCCACACCTCGTCCGAAATCTCGGTGCCCAGCTCCGGATCCTCCGCCCACACCTTGCCGAGCACCTTCCCGAACCACAACAACCGGCCCGCCGTCCAAGACTCCCGCGAACCTTCCCGGCCCTTGGAAATACCCAGCCGCAACGCCCCCAACGCCAACGGATACAACCGAGCCACCACCCGCTCAATATCCGCCGCCAGATCCAACGCCGACAAGTTCACCGGCGAGCGCCCATGTCCTTCTGTGCGGCGTACAGCCTCATCGCGGCCCCTGCCTTCAGTGGTGGTGCCGTTGGTTGTTTGGTTTAGTGCGGATTGGTAGCGTCCGTGCAGTAGTTCGCAGCGTGCGGTGGTGCGGTCGAGGTGTGTTTGGAGGCGGCGGGCTTGCTGCTGTTCGTATTCGTTTTGGTAGTTAGACATTGCGGCCTACTTCCGAGAGCAGGGCGCGGACGCGTTGCGGATCCGGTGCGCCGAGTGCGGCGGGACGTTGGACGCCGAGGGCCCGGCACGCTTCGGCGTCGGCAGACTCGGGGTCGCCGCTATCGCCTAGCGCTCGAATGTACTCGCGCTGGAACCGCAGGCCCGCGGCCGGGTCGTCGCTCAGCACTTCCGGTGGGCCGGGGACCTCGTGCCCGGCAGTGCGCCGGGCCCGGATCCGCTTGACCTCCGCCAGCACGTCGCCAGGGATCAGGAATGATCCGCCGCGGCGACCGGCGAGCGCTGGATCCCGTGAGAGGTTGCGGCAGGCCTCGACCGCGTCCTCGTAGCGGCAGCGGTCCCCGATCGCGTCGTGCCAGACTCCGACCTGCCCCGTCATTGCGTAAAGCAGGCCGGCCCGGTTGAGATAGGCGACGACGTTGGCCGTCTGCTCTTCATTCATGCCATGAGTCCTTCCAGTTCAAAGGGAACTTCGAGTGGTTTGTCGAATCGTGATTTGATCAGCGGCAGATAGTCCGCTTCGCGTTCAATGCCGATGCACTGGAAGTGCTCCAGCGCGGCGGCCTCCAGTGTGGTGCCGGATCCGGCGAAGGGCTCCAGAATTGTCCCGCCGGCCGGCGTCAGCAGGCGGCAGAGCCAGCGCATCAGCTCTAGCGGCTTGACCGTGGTGTGCTCCACGCCGTTGACCCGGGGCCGCTCGTGCTTGCCGGCCTTGGGCTCATATCGGAACACCGGGAACGCGGCGGCGGCGTCCGCGCCGTTGGTGGCCGTGAGCTCAGCGGCCGAGGCCGGATCCAGCAGGACGTTAGGCGGCCAGCGGTCCCCCTTTTCGGAAACCTCGCCCCGGGCCACGCGGCAGGCGTCCAGATGCAACCCGCCGGTGCCATAGGCGCGGACATTGGCGCTGGTGGATCCCTTGACCGGTTTACGCGCTAACCAGATAGGCTCGTGCGCTGGCTTCAGTTGGGTCCCCCACCCTTGGGACTTGGCAAAGTCAGCACCGGACCCCAGCGACGCCAAGAAACGCCCCTCGCGGCCATCGCCTTGGCCCCAGTCCTCCGGACGCTCCGAGGCCCCCAGATCAGCGACCAGCGCGTCCATCTCATCCGAGAAACCCAGCTTGTCCTTCAGGATCTCCCATTGGCGCACCGAGGGCACCGCCGGCTGGCTGCCTTGGCTGCACCAGTGCCCGGCCATCCCGTTGGTCCCGAACAGCTCGTCCAGCTGCCGGTTATTCCAGCCGGCAGCATCACGCGCAGCACGCAGAAACGCCGTCACCGCGTACACGTCAGCCGAGGGTCCCGGCTCCGCACGATCCCCGGCCAGGAACTTCTCCATGGGCTCCGACAGATCCCGCGACTTAGGAAAACCGTTGCCATTGATCCAGAACAGCGAGTCCCGAACATCGAACCCGGCCAAGCGCACGCCGAGACCCATCAAATCCAACGTCCGCGAACCGGCGAACGCTGCCAAGTGCCCGCCCGGCTTCAGCACGCGGAAACACTCATCCCACACCGCGACCGGCGGCACGAACGCATCCCAGCGCCGGCCCATAAATCCGCGACCTTCAGGGATGAACTCACGCTGCCCACCAATCCAACGGCCCATCGTCTCCACAACCTGCGCCGAGGTGGTATTACCCAGACCATACGGCGGGTCCGTGATCACGACGTCCACCGAGCTATCCGGCAACTCGCGCAGCACGTCCAAGCAGTCCCCGTGGAGCAGCTGCACCGAATCATTCTCAAAGTGTGGGGTCCTCATCGTCCGATCACCCCGAACGGCGAGCGCGAACCCTGCGAAGCATCAGCAGCCCGTGCCGCCTGCATCTCAGCTTCTAGGATGTCGGCTTGACGATCGCGGCGCGGCGAGGTGGCAGCGCGGCCGGCCTGCAAGCGTAGAGTGTCGAACTTTTCGCGCAACTTAGGCATCGACAAAATATTGGACTGCCAGAAAGCGTCTTGTTGGCTCCAGTCAATCGCGGCCATGACGTCCGCAAGTGTCCGCCCGTCAGTGTCCAGCATCAGCCGGGCCGAGTCGCGCCAGCGTTTCGTGATGGTTGGACGTTTGGATCCATTGGCCGCGATACGGTCAGCGAGGCGAGAGCAGAGGGCCTCGACGTCCGGACGCTCCGCCGTTTTCTCCAGAGTGGAATCGGGGGTGGTCCCGGGAATCGTTGCGGCGTCAGCCGCAGCACCGACGTTCTTATTATCTTCTTCTAATTCTTGTAGAGAGGAAGAGGTGGCCAATTTGGCCACATGAGAGGTGGCCAAATTGGCCACATGAGAGGTGGCCAAATTGGCCACATGAGAGGTGGCCAAATTGGCCACATCAGAAGTGGCCAAAATGGCCGGCTCGACCTGCTCATTTTGGCATGTCGAGGTGGCCATATTGGCCATATCGGCGTTAGCGCGGATCCGGTCCAAATGCACAGACCAAACAGTCGTCGCGTCATAGGCTCCAGCGCGGCACTTTTCCAGCACTCCAGCGTCGGCCATTTTGCCCAGCCGGCGGCGCGCGGTCCGCTCAGTCATGCCCACGGCTGCCGCCAGTTCAGCGACGGTGGCCGTAGTGGTGCCCGTGTTACGGTCCCGGCGGAACCATAGCGACTGGACCAGCACCGCGTCCTCCACGGATCCCAGAGCACGGCCCAAAGATGGGAAGTACGCCACGAACTCATCGTGAATCAAAAGGCCGCTACTCATCAGGACCACCCGCAGCAATCACAAAGACGTGCGCGCCGGCCTGCTCATTAGGCTCCACATAGCGTTTTTGCACCCGCAGCGAAACAACCCGCGAATCGTCGCCGTATGCCTTGGCATCAGTGAGTGAATCAAGAATGGCGCGCGTCAGCTTATCCACGTCAGGCTTCACCATCATGTGTTCAGGGGCCGACGCCTTCAGGACCGCCCTATTGCGCCCGGTGCCATAGTGCCCGCGCGGCCGCTCAAACGTGAAAATCAAAGACACTTCCACCGCGCCCTCCAGCTTGAAAAACTTAGCGGCAGCAGCAGCCCGGCGCGCCCTCATCGTGACATATGAACGCCACGGCTTCAGCGCCACGTTATCTTCAACCAATACCGGCTGGCCCGTGGCACGATTACGCCCAATGCGCTTAGAGCCTTGGGATACCGGCAGCCCTTCCGCGAAAAATTCCAGCTGATCACTCATTAGTTTTCCCCTTCAGCTTGGACGGCCGTCTCTAAAATTTGGACGGCAACGGCACGCCAAAGAATCGTGGCGCGGCCATACCTTGACCGGCCGGCCCCAGTTTCGGAACGTTCCACGCTGCCACGCTCCACCAGCTCATGAACTCGGGTACGGATCCCCGAATCAGAGGCCGGCGACCAGCCAAGCCGCGACGCCTGCCGGCGATACTGAGAAATAATCTCATCGTGAGTCATCCCCCGGCCGGCCGCCTGCAAGATCAGCAGGACCCGCTCCCGAATAGTTGCCGAACGCTTCACCGCTCCAGCGGCCGCAACATGCGACGTCTCAGGATCCGACGCCCGGACCTTACCCCTAATGTTTTCACTCATGCCGCTAGTCCTTCCCGTAAGTCAATAAAGCGTCCAAGGCCCGACTCCTTCAGCCGGGCCGCGTCATAGTCTCCATAGGCGATCAGGACCGAGGCGGCCCCGCCGTTGCCTTTTGCCGGGGTCCCGGATTCATCCCAGAACGTCACCCGGCCCTGCATGAATAAGATCCCAGCAGCGGCCGGCCAGACGTGATCGAAAAACATTTTTGTTTCCGTCCGAGCAAAGACCAGAGCAGTCCCGGTGCCGTGCTCCGCAAGCTTGCCGAGAAATGGCGCGGTAAGTTTGCCATAGGGAGGGTTTAGCCAAACACGGCCGTCCCACGGCAGCGCCAGCCCGTCTTGCCCGTCATCAATTTGGAACGTCTGCCGCGCCAGCTCATGACCGGGGGCCCCGCAGGGGTCCAAGTCGAACTCCCCCAGCGCCTCCACAATTGGCCGCGGCGTCAGCCACCGCGTTTTACGCTGCCGGCCCCCCATATCGCCGTTTTGGTGTGACACATTCCGATTGACTCTCTTGACCGGGCCGGCTTCAGCTTCATTGGTTGAATCAGGGCCGGGGCCGGGCCTAGTTGGTGTGTTGTTCATTTTGTTTCCGTTCAGTGGTGACGTAGTTGGTTACGTCTTGTTGGTGGTAGTGCCAGCTGCGGCCGACGCGGACGCCGGGAAGTTTGCCCGCGGTCCGCATCCGATGGACGGCCCGGGCCGAGGTGGCCCGCAGGATCCGCGCAACTTCGTCGGCCGTGAGCAGCTGCTCCGGAAGGATCCAGCCGGCAGCAGGGGAATCGGGGGTGGGCTCAATACTCATTTAGAGCACTCCGAGGTCGTCCCCGTTTTTATGCGAGAACAGCTCATTAGGGTGACGACCCACGGCCTCAGCGATCCCCTTGGCCTTGGCCAGATCCACGCCGCCGCGCATATGCGCCAAATTCCACACAGTCTGGTGATTGACGCCGGCAGCCTCACCAACAGCCCGGTAGGTCAATTCCTGATTGTCGATAGCGACCAGCAGGCCGGCCGTCAACTCTCCCCCGCGGATCACTCCGCGAGGCTTTACGAATACGCGGTCCGTAGCGTCCATTTTTATCTCCTTTTCCGTCTAGTTTATTTAGACAATTCAAGAATAGACACGTCCGAGCCAAGTTGTCCAACCTATATTGTCGGAACGTCCGGATAATCTAGACGTAGGCCGTCTAATCGGATTAGACTAAAGAACTACGAAAGGAATACACCATGACCACCCACCGCACGCTCTCCGACTTGATCCGAACCCACAAGGACAACACCGGCGACAGCTACAGCGACATCGCCAAGCGCGCAGGCCTCAGCAAAGCGAAGGTCGGCCAACTGGCAATCGCCACCCAGCCGCACATGCCGCGCGTAGACACCGTGGAGAAACTGGCCACCGGCCTCCAGCTGCCGCTCTCCATCGTCCAGCGCGCCGCCATGGCCTCCGCAGGCATCACGCCACCGGACGCCCCCTCAATCTCAGACGCCGAGCTCCTAGCCGCCAAGTTGGCACGTCTGGACAAGCACGAATTGGCAATCATTGAACGCCTAGCCGATTCATTCATTGCCGAGGCGGAAAACAATGGCTAGGCCCCCGCTACCCGTTGGCACATGGGGCAGCATCCGAGTCGAACGGACAGACGCGGGGCACCGGGCCCGCGCACGCTTCAGAGACTACGACGGCAGAACACGCGACGTTGAGCGCACCGGCAAAACGAAGGGGGCCGCCCGGGCCGCACTCACGGCGGCCCTGGCCGACCGCACCGCCCCCGGCAGCTCAGAAATCACGGCAGACACCACGCTGGCCCAGCTGGCCAAAATTTGGACCGAGGAAATCCACGCTGCAGGCCGCGCCGAGAATACGCGCCGCCGTTACCGGGAAACCCTCGATAACCACGTTTTGCCGGCACTGGGGGCCCTACGGATCCGCGAGGCCAACGTTTCGCGCGTGGACCGTTTCATCAAAACCACCACAGGGCAGGCCGGGGCCGCAACAGCGAAATTATGCCGCTCCGTCATCTCAGGGATGATGGGCCTAGCGGTCCGCCACGGCGCAGCCGACAGCAACCCGGCCCGCGACGTCGCAGCAATCAAGATGCCCAAGCCGGCACCCCGTGCGATGAAACCGGACGAAATCCGCGACCTACGCGCCGCCGTCCACACCTACCAAGACCAGCCCCGCCGCGGCCGCTACATGGCCACCGACCTGCTGGCCATAGTGGACTTGCTACTAGGCACCGGCGCACGCATTGGCGAGCTGCTGGCCCTACGCTGGAGCGAAGTGGACCTCGACGCCGGGACCGTAACCCTAACCGGCACTATCGTTTGGACCGACACCAAGCCGGCCAAGCTCAAACGGCAGGACCACACCAAGACCAGCGACAGCCGGCGAACGCTCACACTGCCCTCGTTCGCCGTGGACAGCCTCATGGCCCACAGCGTCGCCGTCACCGCAGCCAATACGCTAAACCTCGTTTTCCCGTCCGCAGCAGGCACGCCCCGGGACCCCGCCAGTTTCCGCAAGCAACTAAACAAGGCACTGCTGCCGACCACGCTGGATTGGGTCACGCCGCACACGTTCCGCCGAACCGTGGCAACGCTCATCGCCCGGGCCGCGGACCTCGAAAACGCAGCAGCCCAGCTGGGCCACTCAGGGGCCGCGATCACCGCCAAGCACTACGTGGAACAGGACAGCGCAGCCCCGGACCTCACCGCAATCCTGGACGCGCTGGCAGGCCCCACCCCGGACACCCGGGCCGAGATAACCCGGATCGTTTCCGGGGGGTAA